GGTTGGCCGCCACTTCCGTGGCCATGCCGACCAGCACCAGACCAGTGGCGGAGACGTTTGTCAGAGCGCGCGTGGAGGTGTTCATGAACAGAAGATCGCCAACTGCCCAGGCTTGAGCGCTGGTTTTAGTCAGGCCAAAAACACCATCGAGCTTCAGCACGACAGGCGCGCCAGCAAGTTCAGTGGTAGCGGCAACGCCAACAATGGCGCCTACTTTGTAGAGCTCGCCCGAGGTGGTGCCGCCGACCGGAGCAATAACGGTAAGGCAGTCGCCGGGCTGGATGAAAGTCTTCATGCAAGGTCCCCTTTAGAGACAGAAACTGGAAAACAAAAAAGGGCGCCTCTCAGCGCCCTTTTGGGTTCAGATCAAACTGGCGACTTAAGCGCCTGGGTTTTTGTACGCGCCGCGGTAGTCGATCCAGCCCGCGCCGAAGACCAAGCGCGCTTTGATTTCCATGCCGTCGACTTCAAAACCTTCACGCGTTTCAGTGAACACGCCTTGCTCGCCTTCGAGGTATGCGTATTCGAAAGTGTCGATTGAGCCAGGCGCGGCAAACAGGTACCACTGGTTGCCGGTGATTCGGGCATCCACGATCACCGTCAGCGATGCGTTACGGACATCATTGATATCGGCGTTCTTCGCCGGCACGTAGACCGAGCTGGTGAACTGGAATGCCTCCAGTTCCTTGTCCGGGCCGACAACCAGAAACTCCGGCGTCAGGTTGAGGAACTCGCCGGCTTTCGACTTCTGCTTGCGCATTGCGGCACGAGCAGCTGCCAACGTGGTGGTGTTGATCGCGCCACCGCTTCCTGCAACGTTGCCGTGGCTCGCGTCGTAGAACGGAACACCATCAGTAAAGTTGGGGTTGCCTAGCAGAAGAGCCCATACCACGTTAGATTCGGTCGCAGCAGCAGCATTACCCAGCGCAGCGGGGATGCGAGTCAGCGCGCCCAGGTCATCGTTAACAATGGTTTCCCATGTGATGGCGATGATCTTGCCGAACTTGGCGACCTTGATTGGCGCACCGTCTTCGGACAATGTTCCGTATTTGTACTCGCCGTGTTCCTTGACTTGCTCCAGTGCGGCGATGTCGCCCAGCGCGGCGCGGGTAACTGCGCGGAAGTCAGGCACAGTGGTCTGACGGCCCAGCGGACGCCAGGTCTGCGGCGCGTTGGTGTACGCATCACGCAACGTGCGATTGACGGTGCTGCCCAGCAACAGCGGGAAATCGCTGGTGGAATGCATGCCGGCGGCGCGAACAGCCTGACGGTCGCAGCCCAGTGCAGCGCGGGCCAGTTCCTGCGGGGTCATGCCGCGAGCATTACCACCGGACATCTCGACGAACTCACGAGCCATGTCCACCAGGCGCATGCCACGGAACTCCCGGCCGGCATCTTCGAGTTTGATCTTGGCGTCGCAGCGGTGCAGCAATGCGTTCTGCATGGCCTCGCGCTTGGCGGTCAGAACCGTCTGATCTTGGCCGCCAGTCACAATGGTCTGGTGGCTGTTGCGAGTATTCGGCTGATCTTTGGCCTGCTTTTCGGCGACCTTATCAATCAGCGCGATGCTTGCATCGGAAACGGAAACGCCACGCTCGACCAGGTCATCGACAAATGCTTCGTCGTTCAGCTGCACCTTGCGAGCCATAGTGCGGATGTTAAGACTGCGCTTGCGCTCCGCCTCAGCGGATTCGCGGCGCAGTGTTTCATCAGCCGCGCGTTTCGCTTCTTCCGCCGCGCGCTTCTCTTCTTCGGTCATTGCATCTTCCTCTTGGGTCGTAGGCACGGCGGCCGGTGTTTCGGAGGGCTTGCTTGCCTCCCGAACTTCAAAAATGGTGTTGAATCTTTGGCCTTCATACTCGGCCGCGGTCTTGGCGCTACGTACCTTCGCGCCGTCGTCGAAGCCGATCGGAACAAGGGAAAGCTCCATTGGCTCCCAATCGACGGCTCGGTAGGTAGGCAGTTTGTCGTCTTCGCTTTCGGTCACCTCGTAGCGGTGCACGGCGTAGCCAACGCTGATGTTCCGAAGAATCCCGTCGGCAACATCCTTGAAAACGACGTCGGCATCTTCTCGTTTGCTGAAGCGGACGAGAGCATGCCCTTCACCACCCTCGATCCAGGCGCGCTCAACAACTGCAAGTACGGCACGGAGCTCATACTGATTGTGCGTGTCTAGCAGCGGCGCGCCGTTATTCAAGCGATCGAGGCGAACAGCCGCATCGGTTACTTCCAGCTCTTCCATGTAGCTGCCGATGTCCCAGGAATAACGACGTCCTTTTGCGCCGGTGGTCCAAATCAGCTCTACAGTGCGGGCGTCAACGTCGACGGAGCCCTCGCGCACAGCGGCGCGCAGGCTGAAAATCGGCGTTTCATGCGTCTTTTTCGTCGTCGATCTGCTCTTCGTCGTCGCTGACATTGTCTGTTTTCTCTTCGGTGATTAGCGGCTGACTCGGTGATCCGGCGGCCGCAACACGACGCGGGTCGCAATCCAGGACCAGGCCGTACTTGTCGATCATTTCGTTGGCTTTTTTGATCTGCTCGGCATGCCGCTTTGGGTCTGTGATTCCGAGCTCGCGCAAAGCATCAGGCCAAGTGGTCAGGCCGTTGCGCACACGGGTGATGACGTTTTCCGTTTCTGATTTGGGATCGACCATGTCTCGGCGTGGCGGCACCCAGTAGGCCTTGACGTCATCCATGACCCCGCCTGGCAGCAGAACCTGCGCCTCAATAAACCAGCGCCAAACCTGATCACAAAGCTGGGGGATCAGCATTCGCCACTGCCACACATCGACGCGCCGGGCAAAGTTGAGCCAGCCCATGCGACCGCTGGAAAAGTTGACGCCTTTAAGGTCGCCAGTGAGCAGTTCATAAGGAACGCCAAGACCCACAGCGATTGCGTGAAGTGCCTGCAATGAATACGGTGCGTAGCCGTTGAATGTCGGCGGGGTGCCGAAACTTACCTCCTCCCCCATCGACAGCTCCTGAAGCATTCCAGGCTCCATGCGGTCAATCAGTGGCGGGCGTTTCGTGGCAACCTGAGGGCTGTTGTCTGGATCCTTGGTTATGAATCCAGCGAAGCAGGCGGCTATCTTTGCCTGCTCCATCACCGCATCTTCCATTTCGTCGAAGTTGCGCATCCGCTGAATAACCGGTGCCAGCCAGGTGTAGCCTCTGGCCTGCCCCGGCCTCTTCCGGAAGAACACATGGATCACGTCTTCAGCGGGAACGCGGCGAGATTGGAGCGAGCCCCATGCAACGTTTGCCCCCGGGTGTTCATCAAACAACCAATAGGCGACGCGCTTGCCAAGGGCGTCAAACTCGATCCCTTGAATAATGCGGTTGAGCCCAACGATGGCCGCCTTTGACTCGTCGAGAAAATCGGCCTCGATTACCTGAAGCTGTACCGGAACCGGCAGCCCGTCGGAACTGAACCGGCGCCGGCGGCGAATCAGGCACTCACCACTTTCGGCGACTGCCTCCATGATCATGTGCTGCAGACCGTAGAAATTCTCCAGACCATCAGCATCGCAGGCGGTTGTCTCTGCCCACGCCTGCCAAAGGTCCATCAACTTCAAGCCGTCTCGATCGCGCTTGGCCAAGGGCAGCGGAACGATCCCCGCGCCGACCACGTTGTCGGCGATGCCGGTGATGGCTCGCTCGGCAAAAGGGTTGTTCCGACGCTGATCCCTCGCGCGGTTGCGAAGCTTGGCCAGCGCGGGCGCATTCTCGGCGTTGGCATCAGTGCCGCTGGTACGCCATCCGTCATTCCTTCGGCCGCCCGCTGCACCCTCGAAGCGGCGCTTGATCACGTCCATGGTCATTTCAGTACGAAGCTTTTTAAGGCGTGCGTCTGATCGCTTGGCCGCGTACCCAGGGAACAGGCTGTCGAGCATGCTCATGGGCAATATCCTTTCGAGAATGAGGTGTAGCGGCGACCGCCGTCGTTGTTTGCATTCAGACCGAGTTCTCCGGCCATCAGTTTTAGAATCCGGATCATCTCGTCGAGCGACC